AGTACGGCTTGCGAAGGGACAACGTGCCAAATCCAGGAAAACCTGCAGAAGTCAAAAAACTGCTCGGCAGCCGTCATTACAAGCCCGCAGAAGCTGTTTACGTTTTGCCAGAAATACGCGAAGTTCCAGATCCTGAGCGTCAGCTTTTAGCGTCCGGTAAAAACTTGTGGGAAAGAGCTTGGCAGCTTGGTCGTAACTGGATCAGCGACAAGTCCGACATTGATTTGCTTTTGATGGTTTGCGAACAGCTCGACGAGCGTGATCAACTCCGAGCATTCGTCTTAGAAAACCTTGAGGCTTGGCATGAGCGTAACGCCTTGCGAATTATTGAAAGAGACATAACGGCTAACTTGTCATTGCTTGGTTTCAACCCAACCGCAAGAACTAAATTGGGTGTTGCCGAAGTTACCGCTAAATCAAAGCTTGAAGAGCTCATGCAAAAAAAGCAACAGCGGTTTGAATGATCGTAATAATTGCTGGTCCGCCATGCTCAGGCAAATCAACCTACGTAAAAGAGAACGCTAAAAACGAAGACATAGTAATTGACATGGATCGCATCGCACTTGCTCTTGTTCCTGAAGGCGCTAAATCTTTTGGGTATGGCGACAAGGTTCGGAAAATAGCTAGAGCCGCCAGGCTTGCCGCGGTGAAAGAAGCAATAATCCTGGCTCAGGGAGAACGTTACATCAACACCTTTATTATTCACACCGATCCAAGTGCGGATCAGCGCCGCAGTTACAGATCTGTAAACGCGCAAATTGTAGAGCTCGATCCTGGCAAAGACGTTTGTCTTAGCCGACTCGAGTTGCGTCCGGAGCAAAATCAGTTAGTAGCTCGTTACGTTATCGATGAATACTATGCAAAGCGAGGCAAATAAATGTGGCCCCCATCACTGCTAACGCCTGTGCCACCGGATCAGTTGATCAATGGCGAAGGCGAAGTCGTAATTGGATTTGCCGAAGCGTTTGGAATTATTACTAAAGATTCTGTTGCCGGTCGCTCCGGTGAAAAATTACATTTGCGTGATTGGCAAAAGGATCTGATTAAACACGTGTTTGCCGGTGATGAAGATGGTTATCGCCAACGCATAAACCTAATTGGCATGCCCAGAAAAAACGGGAAAAGCGCCTTGGGATCACTTTTCGGTTTGTATTCTCTAATCCTTGGAGCTCGCGGAGCAGAAGTTTATTCTGTAGCTGCGGAAAAAGAGCAAGCTCGAATTGTGTTTGCTGATGCAAAACGCATGGTTGAAGCGTCTGAAGAGCTCTCAGGAATTACTAAACTTTACCGTGATGCAATCGAGCTGCCGGCGTTTGGCTCGGTTTATAGAGTTCTGTCGGCGGAAGCCTATTCAAAAGAGGGACTAAACCCGTCCGCAATTATTTTCGATGAGCTCCATGCTCAGCCTAACCGCGAGCTCTTTGACGTTATGTCTTTGGCTATGGGTGCACGTGGTCGATTAGCAACGCTAATTGGAATAACAACGGCAGGAACAAAAACAGATCAAACTGGAAAAGACTCAATTGCTTATGAGCTTTATAACTATGGCAAGAAAATAATTTCGGGTGAGTACGAAGACAAAACGTTTTTTATGGCTTGGTGGGAAGCCTCCGCCGAGGCGGATCACCGTTTAGAATCAACCTGGGAAAAAGCCAATCCTGGATACGGTGACATTTGCTCAGCTGAAGATTTTGTTTCTGCTGTCAAGCGCACGCCAGAAGCAGAGTTCAAAATCAAGCGAACCAACCAATGGGTAAACAGCAAAAATGCTTGGCTGCCTAGCGGTGTTTGGGAAGGATTGGTTGAAGACTTTGAGCTGTTGCCAACTGACGAATACGTTTTAGGTTTCGACGGATCTTGGAAAAACGATTCAACCGCACTAGTTGCCGTGATTGTTCCGCGACATGAAGGTGACGTTTATCGAACGTTTAGGGTAGCAAGTTGGGAAAAAGACTTTGCGCTTGATGATGATTCCTGGATCGTTGACAAAAACGAAGTTAGCCAAACCGTTATGGCTTACTTCCGCAACAACCCTAATTGTCGCGAAATTGTTTGTGATCCTTCATACTGGCAGGACGAAATGTTTCAATGGTCAGACGCCGGAATGCAAGTTGTTGAGTATCCAAACACAATAAGCAGAACTGTGCCGGCAACGGCAAAGCTTTTTGAAGGAATTATGAACGGCAAGATCAAGCACAATGGTGATGCTTCGTTAGGACGCCATCTAGAAAACTGTATTCTAAAAGTTGACTCTTACCGAGGGGCCAGAATTACTAAAGATTATAGAAACCCTCGTATGAAGATTGACCTTGCAATCGCCTTGCTTATGGCGTATGATCGCGCCAGCGGTAGAATTGAAGATGAACTAGTGCCTCAAATTTTTGTATAGGCGGTTAACTTTGGGAATTATCAACGACTTGTTTAGTAAGCGCTCACTAAGCTATCAAGCATTGTGGGGAGCAGGAAACGATTTTAGCTCCGCATCAAGCCTATCTGCTACAAAAGTAGATAGCGAAACAGCGCTGCAGATAAGCGCAATTTTTTCTGCCGTTGCTCTTATTTCTGACACCATTGCATCGTTGCCAGTTGATTCTTATGTACGCAACGAAGGATCACGAACAGCGTTTCGCCCGCGTCCGTCCTGGGTGATAAAACCAGATGTTGACACAACAAAAGAAGCATTTTGGGGCGCGTGCATTGTTTCGCTTATGCTCGATGGAAATTGCTTTGTAAGAATTTACAGCAATCAGCGTGGCGAAGTTGTTAGCCTTTCGGTCCTAAGTCCCAACACAGTTCAAATTCACCGGAACGGTATCGGTCGAATTATGTTTGAAGTTGAGGGCGAACCAGAAATGCTGAGCTCAGAAGAAGTTATTTTTATTCCTGATGTTGTTCGACCAGGACACATACGCGGCGTTTCAAGAGTTGACGCGCTAAAAACCAACTGGGGATTAGCTGTTGCACTTGAAAACTATGCGGCAACGTTTTTTGGATCTGGCACACAAACTTCGGGCATTATCGAATTCCCTGGAAACCTTACCGGCGAGCAAGCACGGAATTTACAAGAAGGTTTTGATGCGCGTCATCGTGGTTGGGGCAAGGCACACCGCACAGCCATTATTTCCGCTGGCGCAAAGTATACGCCTACTTCAGTTGAAAACGATAAAGCACAATTTTTAGACTCGCGTCGACTCGCCGTTGAAGACATCGCAAGGGCTTTCAACATTCCGCCAAACTTACTTGGCGTTCAAGGATCTTTTACTTACGCGTCCGTAGAGCAAAATAACCAGGCTTTTGTAACACACACACTTAGACCGATCCTGCAAAAACTTGAGTCTGCATTTAGCCCGTTGCTTGCTCGTCAGTCTGGCGGCGAACGTGCATTTATCAAGTTCAACCTAGACGCACTTTTGCGCGCTGATGTAAACACAAGAATGTCTGCTTATTCAACTGGGTTGCAAGCTGGTTTTTTGACAATCAACGATGTTAGACGTCTTGAAGACTTGCCGCCAATAGACGATGCTTCAGCAAGAACTGTTCGTGTTCCTCTAGCAAGCGTAAACATTGATGCTGCTAACCTGAACGCGGTTGATGTTCGTGTCGGTATGGCGCAAAAGCTTATCATTGCTGGTTTTGACCCTGCCGAAGTTTTAGCTGCAATAGGACTTCCGGCGATTGCTCACACAGGATTACCAAGCACACAACTGCAACAAGTAGTTGAGCCCTCGCCAGATCCAGCACCAGCAACCGAAGATAATTGATGACTAAACAGGAGAAAACCAATGGCACTAGTATCCAACGGATCGAACATCCCGGTATCGAACAACATACCGTCGAAAAAAATAGCAGATCCAATACCAACAATAAAAGCTCCGGAAGTTGCGAAGACTGTGACGGAAACTGTAAAGTATGCAACGAAAGCGAAAGCAACAAAAAAGTTCTGACAGGTAGAATTAAGTTAGAAAACTTACGGCGAGCGAAAGGTCAAGGCGTGTCGAAAGTAGAAACACGAGTAAATCTAACCGAGTTTGAGATACGAGAAGATTCAGACGGAATGTCGTTCAGCGGTTATGCCGCCGTCTTTGACTCGCCGTCTGAACCGCTTCCGTTTACAGAACGGATTCAGCAAGGTGCATTTAGAAAAACACTGCGTCACCGCAACGATGTAAAGTTTTTGTGGAATCATGACACCGGCGAAATACTTGGATCGACCAGATCCAAAACTCTTGCACTTAGCGAAGACGATCGCGGGTTGAAAGTTGAAGGCAGCTTGCCGAATACTTCTCGAGGACGCGATGTTGCTGAGCTTATCAAAAGAGGCGACATTGATTCGATGTCTTTTGGTTTTTCAGTTCCTACAGGTGGCGACTCCTGGAGCGCTGACGGTAATGAAAGAACTTTGCGCGATGTAAGACTTCACGAAGTTTCGCTAGTTGCGTTTCCTGCTTACACAGGAACTAGCGGATTGCAGTCGGTTCGCGGACTTGACACCGTAGCAGAACGTACAGGACTTGATGCTGATGCTTTAGCTGAAGCACTCCTGAAAATTGAAGATGGCAAAAGCATTTCACTTGATGAGAAGGAAATGATTGCTCGAGTAATTACTGATTTGTCTCCAACAGTTGAAGATACAGTTGAAGAAGAACTTACTCCGCCGGATCTAAGTGTGCTTGAGCTAAAAAAGAAAAAGCTTGAGCTGCTATCGAAGGGAATTTACTAATGGCTAGCAAAGAACAAATTCGCAAGGTGATTCTTGATCTTGCTGGTAACCCGTCATCAGGATCAATAAAAAATCTTGCTGACTCCTGGGCAAACGCAATCGTTGCCCTAGACTCTAAAGTTCCGGATCAGGCTGCCGTCACAGTCGACGACACTAATGATGCTGGTAATAAAGCGTCCTCATTTGGAGGACCTGAAAAAGAAACTCGAGTAACCAAGCCAGTTGAAAAGCGCTAGTTAGCCCACTCACTAAGCGTAACTGCCAAGCTTCAGAGTTTTCCCGTCCGGATGTTTTCCCCCTTTCTGCCGGACGGGTTTTTCTGTTTCTGCCGTTATAAATCTGTTACAAATTAGTTGCATTAGAACTGTGCATTCATTCCGAAACGAGGGATAATTAGAGTATCCAAACGAAAGGGATCAGCATGAACGCCATGACTACACACATCGCAAAGCTACTCAAGGTTTCACTGGAAGACGCAAAAGCAATACAAAATCAAATTGACAACGACTGGTTGATTGACTGGTCCGAAGCCTCTTACCGCAAAATCAACAAAGTAGCTCGTGAAGTTGCCGCCGAACTAAAGATTGGAAAATAACAATGAACATTTCAACAAGGCAATTAGTTTCGACGCTTGAGATCCTCGGGGATTTTGCATACAAAAAAGTATTTGTTTATGACGGATCGAATGAAAACTGGATAACGTTGAAAACTGTTGATCCAAAGCTCACTCGCGTTGATCTTGCAATGATGTTTCCTGCACACTTCAAAACCGCTTTTGCAGATTACGATCCAGCGGTTATTTCAGTAAGAAACACAAAGGTTTCATAATGAGTTATCAAGGTGCAAAGCCAGGACAACTTGTTTATTATTCTCGTAACCCGTGGGAAAAGCGTGAATTAGTGATGGTCAAAACCGTGTACAAGAGTGTCAAAGATTTAGTAAACAATAACTCCGCGGTTGTCATGCTTGGATTACGATTTGATTTTCCGCTTCATGTTTTGATAAAGGATCTTTACAAAAAAGGAGAAAGCTAATGACACAAGGAACACGCAACACCGGATCAACAGGAACTGACAACCGACGTGATTACACTCACTGGACCGGCTTGGATACCGTCCGTGTAAACAGTGAAAACGATTTTACTATTTTTTACAAGTTAGTAATCCAGGACGGCTTCCTAAGTGATGAGTACGTAATTAGCGGACGCATTGACGGCATTAGGATCGAAGAGTTTTTTGATTGCGTTGATGGCAGCAACAAACGTGATGCTTACAACAGATTCAGAGAGCTAGAAGCACAACTGTAAAAACCTTTCGGTAAAAACCCGCTGCGATCCTGCAGCGGGTTTTTTATTGACTCGACATCATAAGTGTAAAATTGTAATTACGGATCTGAGTGAACTCGTCCGCTTTCGGTTGAGCGTTATCGCCACCGGTCACAATTCAAATACAACACTAATGAGGAGACTAAATGTCTGAGTTTATCAAATCTCAGCAAGAGCTCCGCAACGCCCTAATCACACAGGTTCGCGAAGTTATTGACTTTGCAGAATCAGAGGGTCGCGGACTTGACGCTGAAGAGCTATCAAAGATCAATGCAATTGAAGGCGACATCACAAAGGCTGATGCAACCATAAACGTTGCCAACAGGAACGAAGAGCGCAAGGTTGAGGCATCCGCCGCAGCTAAGGGTTTCATTCCGGTTGTTGCTGAAGAGCGTTCTTCAACCGACATTTTCCGTGCACTTGCCTTAGGCGAACAGCGTGGACACACTTTTGAAAGACGTGCCGCATTGGTTCCGTCTGCCAACACGGTTCCAAAAAGCTTTTACGATGAAGTTTTCTCGGTAGCCAGGTCGGTCGGTCCTATGCTCGACATGCCAGGAATTATTTCCACAACTTCAGGCGAAGATTTGACAATTCCAACTTTGTCAGCTTATTCTTCGATGACGCTCAAAGCCGCTGGTGCTGAGCTTGCTGATGTTGCTCCAACTTATGCGAGCATTACGCTTGGAGCGTTCAAGTACGGCGGAATTATCCAGGCAGCTAACGAACTTGTAAACGATGCAGGGTTTGATCTAGGATCNCACCTTGCNGAGCAAGCAGGTAACGGNATTGGTTATGCGGTCAACGCCGCNTTGACAACCGGANCTGGATCTTCACAGCCNAACGGAATTGTTACCGCGTCTGGCGAAGGNGTTACTGGAGCAACNGGCGTTGCCGGCGCTTTCACCGCTGACAACCTCATTGATCTTATTTACTCCGTNGANTCAGCTACTCGTCGCAAGCCATCNATGGCNTTGATGATGAANACNAAGTCAATTGGTGANGCACGTAAGCTCAAGGACACCGCAGGAAATTACCTATACAACATNTCCCAGGTTGGCCCAGGCGGTCAGGACACATTTGCCGGATTTGCCGTTCTAGAAAATCCTCACATGGANGACACCGCTCTAGGCGAGAAGTCAGTTCTTGCTGGATCGATCGACAGCTACAAGGTTCGTCTTGCAGGCGGACTTGACGTAGCTTCGTCGGCAGATTACGCATTCCAGAACGATCTAACTACGTGGCGTTTCACCATGCGCGTTGATGGCGATCTAACTAGCAACACTGAAATCAAGCACTTTGTTGGCGGCGCAAGCTAATCTAACAAAATAACCAGGAGTCCCGTTACTTGTAGGTTTGTAACGGGACTCTTGCTTTTTAAGGGTGTTTCATTGTGAGGATAGAATAGATAAATGGCGATAACAAACGGGTATGCAACACTGGCGCAAATAAAAGCGTCGTTGAGGATCACAGACACTGTTGATGATGCTTTGCTAGAGCTTGCTGTAGAAACAGCCTCACGTGAAATCGATGGTGCTTGCGAGCGCCAGTTTTTTGCTACTGATGCTACAAGGATTTACACGCCAATAGACTCTTACCTGGTTTACACCGATGACATTGTTTCTGTTACACACATCAAAACTTCTACAGCAGCAGACGGAATTTTTGATGAGACTTGGACAGCAACAGATTATCAACTCGAACCGCTCAACGGTTTAGCCGGCGGCGTTGCAACGCCTCGCAACATTGTTCGCGCCGTTGGCGATTACACTTGGCCCGTAGGCGGTGGCGAAGCAACAGTGCAAATTTTAGGCACGTTTGGTTTTGAAACAGTTCCTACACAGATAACACAAGCAACCGTTTTGCTAGGATCGCGTAATTTCAAGCGCAATGATGCTCCGCTTGGTGTAACCGGCTTTGGTGATCTTGGTGTTATCCGAGTTGGCAAAATCGATCCTGATGTTGAAGCAATGATTATGCCCTTCAAGAAAGTTGCTTTTGCATGACAATCACGGATCTTAGAGTTGGGTTGGCAACCAACCTGGCAACAATTTCTGGATTGCGCACGGCTGCCGAAATACCAGATAACCCGTCACCGCCAATTGCTGTTGTGCAACTTCAGTCGGTTGGTTATGACAACACATTTCAACAAGGCATGACAACATACAACTTTTTAGTGTCTGTAATAGTAGGACGCGCTGCAGAACGGGAAGCACAAAGACGCCTGGACTCATTTGCCTCGAGTTCAGGATCTGAATCAATAAAGTTGGCTGTTCAGTCGGATCGGACTTTAGGCGGCAACGCTTATGACGTTCGTGTTTCTGAGATGTCAAACATTGGTGCGGTATTATTAGGTGAGGCAACATACTTAGCGGCAGACTTTGTCGTTACCGTTTTAGCAAACTAAGGAGATAACGTGGCAAAATTCGTCGCGACCGACTACAGCATAAGTATCGATGGTGAGGACTTGAGCACTAGCCTTAACTCCGTTACCTTAGACATCACCGTTGAAGAGCAAGACACTACGGCGTTTGGATCAACTTCCAGATCACGCATCGGTGGACTGCGCGACGGATCAGTAAGCCTAGACTTTCACCAGGACTTTGCGCTTACTTCAATTGACGCAACCCTATTTCCACTATTGGGAACATCAGTTGAAATAATTATTTTGCCAAGCGGTTCAACAGTTGGCGAAGGAAATCCGTCCTACACGTTCAACGCTTTGGTAACCCAGTATCAGCCATTTGCTTCTAGTGTCGGCGATCTAGCAACGCTCTCAGTCAGCTGGCCTGTAAATGGTGCCGTCGTTCGAGCAACAGCGTAAGGAATAAATAAATGATAAACCTACAGATTACATACGCAAACGCAGAAGTAAAAGAAGTAACCGCAGGTGCGTCAGAAATTGTTGCATTCGAAACTAAATTCGATCTAAGCATCGCAAGACTTGAAAAAGACTTTCGTCTGACGCACCTATTCTTCTTAGCCTGGAGCGCAGAAAACAACAGTGGATCAACAAAAGAAGATTTTGATACCTGGTTGAAAAAAATAAAGAATGTTGAGCCTTCCGAACAAAAAAAATAGTTCCGCTAGGCGATGATTCGATACATTGGCGTCTAGCCTGGTTAGCTTGTGAAACTGGTATTTCTCCCAGGGAGCTGATGCAACTAGAACCACGAATGTTCTGGACTATGGGCCGATACTTAGAGGTCAAGTATCAGAAGCAGGCACAGAGCAAACGATGAAATAAGGTTTGGAGGACCGGCATGATCACGCCCAGAGTTGAAGCGCAGGGTATAAAAGCCGCAATCAAAGAGCTAAAAAACGTAGACCCAATGTGTTGAAGATCCTTAGAAAGGATCTGAGAACGCAGATAGGCCCTTTTGCAAAGCAAATCGCTGCCGCAGTTCCAACAACATCACCGCTTTCCGGTTTTACCCGTGAGTCTTCTTATGGCTGGGGTCCGGCAAAAGCTAGGGTTTCGTTTACAGCTGGTAATTCTAAAAAGACTGGTAACCATTTAGTTTCAATTAGGGTTGCTCCAAACAACAAAACACGCGGGCTTTATGTTGCTGAGCGAGCCGGTGCAAAACAAGGCAAGAACAATCGCGGCAAAGCAATGATCCGCAACCTAAATGATAAGTATCCTATGAGCGGCAAAGGCGGTCGTTTTGCCTACAGCAAATTTCGTTTACTCCGCCCTGACGCAATACAAATTGCTAAAAGGATTGTCAACGGTGCACTTAGCACAATCAACAAAAGATTAGAGCTCTAACATGGCAATCAACTTACCCATTGTTTCTAAGTTCTATGACAAGGGCATCAAAGACGGCGAAGGGGCTCTAAAAAAGTTTGGCAAAATAGCTGCTGCAACTGCCGCGGCTGCCACGGCAGCCATTGCCGGAATCGCAACTGTTTCCATAAAAGAGTTTGCAAAGTTTGATGCCGCCTTAGGCAAGTCAACCGCCATTATGGGCGAAGTATCTGATGCCCTTAGGAATGACATGGCGGATGCCGCCAGGGAAGTTGCAAAGTCAACAACCTTCTCAGCAGAGCAGGCCGCTGAGTCATACTACTTTCTAGCTTCCGCCGGACTTGATGCGGCTGCCTCGATCCAGGCAATGCCAGCTGTGGCGTCCTTTGCTCAAGCCGGTATGTTTGACATGGCTACGGCTACGGATCTTCTTACTGACGCACAATCGGCTCTTGGCCTGGCTATCAAGGGTGATGCCATAGGCAACATGGAAAACATGATTCGTGTTTCCGACGTTTTGGCTAGAGCATCACAGCTCGCGAACGCAACAATCGAACAGTTCTCTACATCGCTAACTACTAAAGCAGGAACGGCGCTAAAAACCGTTGGTAAGGATGTTGAAGAAGGTGCTGCAGCTTTGGCGGTGTTTGCTGACGCCGGAGTAAAAGGCGAGCTTGCAGGAACACA